TTTGCCAGTTGTGACTGCCGTTGTGTTGGAGTCATAAATTGACCCGGCAGAAGATCCGGCAGTTGTAACAATAACCGTAGCAATGCGTCCGGGGTGGGCGAAGACAAGCGTTGATGACGATATATCAAGAACATTTCGGACACCAGATATGTTCAAAAGCGCCTGAGAGATACCGCTCAGTGCGGTGGCAATATTTTGCGTCGATGATAAAATGTCTGAAATTGAACGCATTAGAATTTTCCATCCTGCTGAAGGCGGTAACGGATGTTACCAATACGCCAGAAACTATTAAGGTCATTACTTGATAATGTGATTGAAACCAACCTTCCCCGGAAGCGCGGAGATATAAAAGTTGTGTTTACGGTTACTGGGTAAGGGCCAAAGGCGGTTGGTGTCTGTCCCGGATAATCGGTCACATTGAAGGTGATATTGACAGTTGCAGACTGCGCGCCACCATATTCGCCCCACTTCATGTCCGGCCAAACCTGATCGACAAACGTCTTCACGTCACCATCAGACATAGCATAATAGCCTGTTGTGAAGCTGGATAGAAGGGGAGAGTCATCTGCATTGTTCGATGTTTCGTGCTGGTAAAGGTAGCGCGTATTGGGATCTGCCCCAACAGGCTTACCAACAACAGACTGATCGATCCAAGCCGAACGAGACAATGTGCCGTAATCCCACTCAAGAAGGGCCACGTTGAGCTTAACGTATGCCGTCACCTCTCCGCCACTGCTCCTTGTCGGATAGTACCAAATGACCTCATTAAAGCGGGAATTCACGCCAGCGCGGATTTTGTCCACTTGGGTTAGGTCAAGATCTTGGAAAATAACATCCCAGACGGGGCACGGAACCGGCTTTACACCATTGCTTGCAAGAGTGAAAAACTGCGAATTGCTCATCCAAAAGACAACGTCTTTAATGGTCGCAGCCGATTTGTGGCCAATAAGACCGCACCCAAAGCCAATTTCGTTAAAGGAATAAACATACGGCTGGCCAATATACTGCATGCTCCATACGCCAAGATCGGTCCAGACAAGGCCCTGCTGAGGCCCCTGTATACAGGAAACAATCTTTGATCCGCGAGGAATGCGGAAGGAACCGGCTTGGTTTGTAAACTGAGCAATCCAAGTATTGTAATCGTTTGCATCACACCAGCGAATCAGGAGCGGGTCTTGAATTCCTGTGAAGGTAGAGCCCCAAGCGACGATCTGGCGCTGAGGCATAGCCACAAACATGCCCTCATTTACGGGAGGCGCATTAGGAATGACAACAGCCGTCTGGTCACCTGCTGTGGGGCTCCAAGTGTAAATGGGCTGGAAAGATGCCTCGTTCTCAGTCGGTGTGTACGTTACCGGACAGGCAACAAGGATCTCGCCCCAATTGTCCAGCGTCCAATCATCACAACCTATATCCGTTCCAACGGATGGCGTTATAGCGACACCTGTACCATATCCGCCAACACCATAACCTCCAACGCCATAGCCAGTTGAAGTGATTGGAGCGCCAGTTCCGTAGCTATAAAGGTAGCGGGCATTGCCGCCATTTAATGAACCTGTGGTAGTTGACGTGGCATTGTTGGCTACAAAAATCTCAAAAGTGTTTGTGGTTAAGTTGGAGGACAGGACGATATAATTACCGAAAAGTGTAACGCCGCCAACCGTCGTGGCAACAAGAACGGGAAAAGTGGAGCCAGCAACATACCCGTGATTTGCCAAGGTCACTGTCACTAGGTTTGTTGTGTTTGTGGTCGCAAATGAAGGAACAGTCGCTGCGGCGGTCGAAGTGGCCGCTACCGGATTGCCCAGCACATCTATGGCCTCAACAGCGTAGTGCGTGTTATCAACGGTTATACATGGATAAAGGCCAAAAAGGACCACGCCACCAACGCTGATTTGCGTCTGGATATAAACAGCATCATAAACTGTAATGCCAGTTGTGGTAGTGTCGGTAATTGTGAAGATTGTTGATCCAATTGTAGCTGACACCACCGGAGCGACATTGTCTTCAGTGGAGGTCGGAGTGATTGGGTCAAGCGTACCGTCCGTAATGACGGAAAGGTTTGAGTAAACCTGACCTGAAACAAGCTCAGTACCAACGGCAAGGTGTGAATTGGCGTTTGTGTCGGACCAAGCCAAAAGTGCGCGCACCTTACCCACCATTTGGGATGGATAATATTTAACCCAGCCACCAAGCTTTTGGATCAAGCCAATGCCGTTGCGGTCAGCAATAAACCGGATCAAATTTGATTGCGAAATCCCAGCCTCGTTCAAAGCTGGCGTTTCGGTGACATCGACGCCCGGTTTTAGTTTAACTGATGCGTGAGGCATAGAAAGTTACCTTGTGGGCGTTGCTGCGGGCGAAACTGAATCCGAAGACCATGCAGAACCTTCAAATTTCTTCCTAAACTCTTCAGGAATAGCGCCCTGCTTGAGGACTTGATATTGAGCCTCATACGACTGAGCCATCGCAGGATCGTCGCTTTCACGGCCAAAGTTGCGCTGAAACGCGCTGATGTAAATCATGCTGGCCATGATCAGCATATCAGGAAGGTTTGTACTGATAAACGTGGTGCCCACTCCAGTGGTCGGGTAACCGTCAACACCAAGGGTCGGATAAAGGGTCTGAAGCCTGACTGTGCCAGTGATTGTCAGGGGGTAATTTGCATCAGGGTATGGGCCGACGATGATGTTGTTAGAGGTATTACCGCCAGTAGCTGCATCACCGCCAAACATAGCAAAGTAAGCTGGCTCCCCAGTGACCGAAGAATCGTTATAAACGTTTTGCAGAAATTCTTTTGAGGATGGAAGAAGCGGGATCTTTGCCGTCCCATCCGTTATAGATATAGTCTGCACTGTAACAAAGTCATTTGAAGAGATGCTGATCTGGTTATTGCCAGTGGTCAGGCTATAGGCCGTGTTCACGGTAGATGATGGCAAAAGGTCCAAATCACGCTGGATGCGAAGCTCTGCATAGTTGAGCATCTGCGGGATAATAGCGTTAAAGGCCGGATCAACGCCAACGACAATTTGGTTGCTGCTACTATTGGTCACAGTTTGGTAACCCACAACGGCCATAGTCGCGATCTGCGTCACATAGCCATTATAAGTGAGCGGCGTTGTCTTGGGCGTTGTTGACATGGCGTCCTACTGCAATAAGGGTTATTGCCAAGTTCTACCAAATATAAATGAAATGTTCTAGTGCTGATAATCAATCGGACTTTTCAGTCATAAGCTTTAGGTTTTCCAGCAAACGCTCATCATTTGGGGCATGCTGAATGGCCAATTCACACTGCTCAATGGCAGCTTCTTTCATACCAAGGTTCCAAGCTGCAATGCTGGCATAGTCGTGCGGCTTTGAACCCCACACCTCAGGGTCGACCGTATAGACCAGTTCGCGGTCTTTAATGGCCAGCGCAGACAGCGCAGCGCCGTAGCATTCAGCCCACATGTGCCGATCATAGGCAAGCTTTGCTATCTCGACCCAAGGTTCGCGGGTATTAGGCGCTTCCACAACGCCCATGCGCGCAGCGCGCATAGCACTGTCCCAGTCGCCAAGCTCTGAATAGCAGCGCGATATTACCCTGTATGCATAGCAACGCTCATTTACCCAGTTGGCACCGGGCAAAGCTAGATAGCGATTGCACTCATTGATAGCCTTGTCCCAATACCCATGAAATGACAGTTCGCGGGCATAATAAAATGCATTGCGCGGATCGTGCGGGTCTTCTTGGACAGACATTTCCAATAGCGGCAGATACTGGCCACGGCTCTTGGTCGGGTCAGGCTTGTGGATCACCAGCAGCATGTCAGTTTCAGCGTATTGCTCATTGATCAAATAAGGCACCGGATATTCGTGGCATGGATGAACCCAGCGATAGCCGTGACGTGCGTGGATCTTTTCGTAAAAAAACGCAATTCCTGCGCCCCAATCAAATTTATACCGAAGGCGGGTGGTATCTTCTTCCCACACGCGCTCAATCTCTTCGCGCCATCCGGTCTGAAGCTCTTCGTCCAGATCCAGACTGACGCAGATGTCGATGTCTTTTGGGATCAGGGCCAGTGCGGCATTGCGCGCATCGTCAAAGCGCCAAGGGGCGATGCAAATTGGTGAAACCTTTGCGCCATGTTTCTTGGCAAGCTTGACGGTATTGTCGGTCGACCCCGTGTCTGCGATCAGGATTAGGTCTGCATCCTTGGCCGAATCGCAGAACCTTTTGACAAACATCTCTTCATTTTTTGAAATTGCGTAAACGCAAATCTTCTTACCGCTTTGGGGGCTATGTTCCATAAATCACCTAATGCATTAAATAAGGCCCAACTCTTAAACATGCATTAGGCGACAATCAAGTGCTTGGCTCAATTGAGGTTATCGGGGCTCAGTTGGCCAGACATAGGTGTACGGAAAACCTTCCTGCGATGGAAGGTCACGCAGTGCCTTGCGGTACGCAACATAGTCTTCCGGGACGGGCGTACCTTCTTCAAAAGCACGGGTCATAACCCAATCGCATCGTGTCAGCGCACTGTTGCGGGCATCGCGCATGTTGAACTCAGCAATTTGGCGATCCAGTTCGTGCGGAACAGGATTGATCGTAACACTGCCGTCCCTGTTGGCCGTGAAGGACAGGGTGAAGCTGTGCGTGCGGCTGCTATGTGCGGGGTTCGCCCCCATGACGGCCCTCTTGGCGCTGCACACAGCAAGTTCTTCGTCAGTTGGCTCATCCGACAGCGTTGCGTCGGGGTACTCAGCGCGCATTTCCTCTAGGGAATATGGGTATTTTACCAGAGCGCCGTCTATAATTTTAGCGTACATCGGTCAGCCTCACAGGAAGGAATTGTTAAGAAGGGTTTGTAGCGTTCCGTTGCTCACGGACATAAGCATCTCAAACCCGCCGTTTGAAGAGTTGTTTGCAAAGAAAACAGTAAAATCTGTGCCAGCATAATATGTCGTTGATGACATATTGATTGTAAACTGGATGTCGAGAACGGTTGGGGATGCTGATGAGGTGTTACCTGACCCAAAGCTTAAAATATAATTTGTCATGGACTTCGACACGACAGCACCCAAGCGGCCACCACTGTTATTGTAATAACCCGTAGTCGTGTTGACATATAT